GTTCGGCTACGTTGCCTTTGCCCGGAATGGGAAAAGGGACGTTGCCGACGAAGCGAAGAGCGACGCGACCGTTCTTACCGAAATCGGCTATATCAAGGCCAACACGGACGAAATCAAGGCGGAGCAAAAGGAACAGCGCAAGACGAACGTTGAAGTCGTTACGCGCCTGACCGCCGTTGAAGCGTCCGCGAAACAGGCGCACAAGCGACTTGACGCGTTCGAGAGCCGGGAGCGGCGCGAACACGAAGAGTAAGAAAGGCGGCGCGGCATGATTTATCTTTTCAGCGTTGCCGCCGGGTTGGTTGGCGGGTTCGCCGCCGTCCTGCTGTTGAGCGGACGACGGCCCCGCCGACGAAAAGAGGGCAAGCAGAACCGCCGGAAGACAGAGTGTTCAAAGCTGGTTCTTTGGGCGGTTCTCTGTACCTATTTCGCTGGGTTCGGCGTGGGCGTGTGGGCCGTCGTCCTCGACGCTTCACAGCTTGGCGTTTTCCTTGCCTACGTTGGAACACCAACGGCAACGGTCATCGGCTTTTATTCGTGGAAAGCAAAAGCGGAAAACGTTGTGAAAATCAAAAAGGCGAACCCGGAGGAAACGGAGGGAATGCCCGTTGACCTGAACAACGTTCAGCCATAACGGAGGAATACACATGACACAGGAACAAAAGAAATTCATAGAGCGGGTGGGCGCACTCGCCACGGCGGATATGCAGAAAAGCGGGGTCCTCGCGTCCCTGACGATAGCACAAGCAATCCTTGAAAGCGGTTGGGGCAAATCCGGCTTGACGGTCAAGGGAAACGCCCTGTTCGGCATCAAGGCCGGGACAAGCTGGACCGGGGCCGTTTACAGCGGCAAAACGCAAGAGTGCTACGACGGCGTGACCTTTACGACCGTGACGGGCCTTTTCCGGGCCTATGGCAGTTGGGCGGAAAGCGTTGCCGATCATTCCGACTTGCTTTCGTGCAATACCCGCTATAAAGCGGTCATCGGGGAGCGGGACTATAAAACCGCGTGCCGGGCAATCGCCGCGGCGGGCTATGCGACCGACCCGAAATATGCGGGCAAGCTGGTTCAAATCATCGAAACATACGCCCTGACCGCCTACGATGGCACAGGAAGCGCCGCAAAGCCCGGCGGTTCAAATACCACGGCGGGGACCACAAGCCCCGCAGACGCGAAAGGAGCAGGCAAAATGAAAGCGTCTGAATTTATCAACAAATTGCAAAACATTGCGGACAACTATAAAACGCTGTACGTCATGGGCTGTTTCGGCGCACCACTGACGGGCGCGAACGTGTCCCGCTATTGCACAAATCACAGGTACAACAAGCAGGCCACGCGAACGGCGATGATTCGGGCGGCGGCGGATAAGAACCCGCCCGTCTACGGGTTCGACTGCGTATGCCTTATCAAAGGCGTTCTTTGGGGTTGGAGCGGAAACGCCGCGAAGCCATACGGCGGCGCGGCCTATGCTTCCAACGGTGTTCCCGATCTTGGGGCCGACACCATGATTACGAAGTGTTCCGGCGTGTCCGCTGATTTCAGCGGCATTGTTCCGGGTGAAGCTGTCTGGTTGCCCGGTCATATCGGCGTATACATCGGCGGCGGAAAGGTCATCGAATGTTCGCCCGCTTTCAAGAACTGCGTGCAGGTGACGGCGTGCCTGAACATTGGCGCTATTTCCGGCATGAACGGGCGCAAGTGGACGAAGCACGGGAAGTTGCCGTATATCACCTACGACACCGCAGGCGGCGCACAGGACGGCGCAGGAAGCACGACAAAGCCCAGCGGCACAACTACCACCCCGGCGACGCTTGCGTTCGCTGTGGGCGACGTGGTGCGCTTTACGGGCAACACCCATTACACCAACGCGGCGGCGGCAAGCGGCGCGGCCTGCAAGCCGGGAACGGCAAAGGTAACGGCACTTGCAAAGGGCGCAAAGCACCCCTACCACCTTATCAAACAGCCCGGCGGCGGTTCTACCGTTTACGGCTGGGTCAATGCGGCGGACGTGCAGGCCGTCGGGAGCGGTACGACCGCGCCGAAAATGCGCGTCGGCGCAAAGGTGAAGTATTCCGGCCCGCTGTACCGCGACAGCAACGGCGGCGGAAAAGGTAAGACTGTGAACGGAACGTACACAGTGAAGTATTACTATACGGGCCGCAAGTGCGGCGTACACATCGACGGTTTGGGCTGGGTCCCTGAATCCGGCTGTACCGTCATTGGCTGACAGATAGAAAGGAGAAACAGAAATGAACGTTCTTACATTCCTTGCGAAGAATTGGGACAGCGTGCTTGTCGTCGTCGCTTTCCTCGCGGTGGTTGTCGTGCTTATCAAGCGCGGCGAAACAAAGATTTTGAAGCAAATCCTTTTCAACCTTGTAACGCAGGCCGAAAAGCAGTTCGGAAGCGGTACGGGTTCCCTGAAATATGCCGCCGTCGCGGACTGGATTTATCAGCGAATCCCGGCGGTGCTGAAACTGCTTTTCACGTCCAGCGATATTGAAAAAATGATCGAAGCCGCTTTGGAGGAAGCGAAGAAAGCATGGGGCGCGAATGAGAATTTGAAAGGCTACATCGACACCCCATCCGTGGAAAGCCTGCTTGTCGGCATCGAAGAACAGGCCGTCCAGACCGAACCCGCAGAAAACTAAACACGTCCGATTCGGACAAAACGAAAGCCCGTCGGGGGTCATTCCCCGGCGGGCTTTTTTGTTTTACAGTTTACCGGATAAGGAGGACAGAAACCTATAAAGGTCAATCTTTCTGTCAATCCACACGGCTTCACCTGTTTCTTTCATATAAACCGAATAAATCTCGTTTGGATGTTCATAAATCGCTGATATTTTGTTTTTCACTCGTCGGGGGATTATAATAGGCGTTTCTTGAAGAGCCTTGCGGCGGATTTTGTTCATACAAATTCCCCTTTCTTTGTTGGGGCGGGCGGCGTTTGCGCCGCCCGCTTTCATCTTATGCGCTGACCGTGGACACGTCAAGCCGGAACGCGAGGTCAAGGACCTTTGCGCGGGTTGCGGCGTTGTGCTGAACGGCCTTTTCCAACGTGGCCCGGACCCCAGCGGGAGCAAGGGACAGACCGTAGGCAATCAAGCTATCTTCCGACGCTTTCAGGACGGAACGGGCGGCGTTCAGTTCTTCTTCAAGCCCGGCGGAAACAATCAGCGCGGCGCATTCGTCGTTCGCCTTTTCAAAGGCCGCGTCATCCTCCATGCAGTAAAGGAATTCGGGAACGGAGCCGTCTGGATTGACAATGCCTTTGTCGGCAATGAACTTCTTTTCGATGGCTTCTTGCTGGGATTCGACTTCCTGCACGCGGGCTTTGGCGACCATATAGGCCCGCTGGAACTTGTTTGCAGTTCTTTTCATGTTCATTCCCCTTTCTTGCGGCGGTAATGGACCGCGGCGGCGATAATCAGTTTCACAACGGCAACAGCGATCAGGAAGATTCCGAGTTTTTCAAGCATGGTTGACAGTTCAGAAGAAAAAGTGTATTCTATGGGTGGGCGGTGAACCCGCCCATAGAATACGGGGTTTCGGCTTACGTCAGCTTATCAATTATCAGTAACGCAAGCCCTACCAGAAAGTCCACGATTGCGGTTATTACGATGGTCCGAACATCGACCCGCGATTTCGTGGGCTTTTTCTTTTTCTTCTTCACCTTGTCACCCCCTTTCTTTATGCTCTTATTATATACTAACGTTAGTATAAAGTCAATAGGGAAAATGCGAACAAGCAGAAAAATTTTGCGCCGTTGCGGTAGATACAGCGGCGCGAAAAGGGAGCGGCGGAAACCGCCGCCCCGGTAAAGCGTCAGGCGACAAACACACCCAACGGAGAACCGCCGGGAGAGCGCCACCCGCGGCGGTGAATGTCGGACAGGCGGACACGTTCAGGAGCCTTTGCGCCGTCATACAGGACCATAGCGAAAACGCCGCCGTGAAAGAAACGGGTATCAGGCAGGCTAACAAAGCCGATGACGGTTCCGCCCTGCGGAGGATAGCAAGCACCGCAGACACGTTCGACGCGCTGACCCACCATAACAACAACGGTGTTCACGTCGTCGGGCTGGGCGATTTCAACGCCGCAGGACGTTTCGGCGGCGGCTTCCTCGACGCTGGGTTCCTCTTCCGGCTGAACCTCGTTTTCAGCACGGAAGACCGGGGCCATAGAATAACGTTCGGGAATGATATATTCGCCGCGTTCATCGAAGAACAGCTTTGCGCGGCGGGTCTTGCCGTTACGCTCGAACGTCACCGTCTTTTCGGTGCGCTTGATAATCTTGATGGTGAAAATGCAATCGTGATTGCAGGCGCTACGGTCAAAATATTCCTTGCCGATCTCGAACTTTTTCATATTGATTACCCCCATATATAAAACCAGAAGTTGAAGCGTTGTTGTATGCCGTGTCGGTTCCCTTTTCGTGTCAGCCCGTAAGGTTGGCTGTTGTCGAACTCTACGCCCCGACAACCGGGCGGCTTTGGTTTCTCTTTCTGATTATGATTATATACTAACGTTAGTATAAATGCAAGCTGGAATGATGCACAAATATACTAACGATAGATTGTGCGTTTTTATACTTGCGTTAGTATAAACAGCGTGATAAAATGGACAAGCAAAGGAGTGGTGACAATGGCAAGCAAATATGGAAACCCACGCGGGCAAGCCGCGACAG